GGACCAGTCCCGCATGACGTAAGCAGGATGGTAAGCAGGGATGACCTTGACAGGAACGTGCGTGCGGTCGGTCTGCAGCAGCGATCCGCGCCACGACTTGATCCCCCACTTTCCTGTCAGCGTCCAGAGCGCCACGTTGCCGAAGGCAACGATGACGTTCGGCTGCACCATCCCGATCTCCTGCCACAGCAGCTCCGCACCAGACTGGACGATCTGGCGCACATACTTGTCGCGCATGGGGACCATTTCAGGAGTAATGTCCTTCTTACTCTTCGCAATCCACAGCGAGATGTCGTTCTCAGGCGGGCGCTCTCTGGCGACATTCGTGATGAAGCACTCGCTGCGCATGATGCCAGCCTCGTGCAGCATGGCGTCTAACGTCGATCCGGATGCTCCGACGAAGGGAGCGCGCCGGAGCACCTCTTGCTCGCCGGGAGCTTCTCCCACCAGCATAATGCGTGCGGGGACTGGACCAGATGGTGGGACCATTAGGCCAGCCCCTCTATCCGCTTGGCGGCGATTCCGTAATAGTTAGCTTCTCGCTCAATACCTGTAGCGAGACACCGAAGAGCGTGTGCAGCGCCGAAGATAGTTCCAGTCCCAGCAAATGGGTCAAGCACTTTATCGCCGGCTCTAACTGATCGTTTGAGTAAGTCGGTGAAGAGGGAGACTGGCTTTTGAGCGCCATGGCCCAGGTTGTCGTCCCCTTCTGTAAAGACAGTGTCAGGGTAAACTGCAGTGACTCGCTTGTCGCCTCTGTAAGCGTAGAGGATGATTTCGTAGCAGCGTCTTGGTCCATGTTCGGGCAGAGGCAATCGCCCCCCTCCAGCTTTGATGTTAAGTAACGGTGTGCGGAAGACATTCCACTTCTGGCCGAACAGCTCCTTGAGCCAGCCAAACTGGTCAATGTCGCAGCACAGGTAGAGATGGGCGGCAGGCTTCGCGAGCCTGTCGAACCAGATGGCGGACGCTATCATCAGCTCCTGGAACGATTCCTCACTGTCGCTGTACTCATGCGTTATTGTTGTAAGCTTTCCAGCAGCATCCCCAAAGCCATCAGCACCCATACCATAAGGAGGGTCAGTAAGTATAACGTCAAAGCTCGCAGGAGGCAGAGTAGCCATGACTTCAAGACAGTCTCCGTGAATCAGCTGGTGCGAGTGCTTGCCGAAGGTCAAGCCAACTGCCCGCGCGTGCAACTCGTTGTCCGCTACCTGCTCTGCCCGCTCGATGATTTTGAAGGCTTCCTTGAGAGTCTTGGCCTTGACGACCTCTGGATTGTCAAGGTTCCTCGCGACGGCGAGCTGCTGCCGGACTCGGCTGTGAGCATCTCCGCCGACCTGACCAGTAACCTCTCGAGCTGTGTCAGCGACGGACTGAGCGGGATTCTGCAGGCGACGAAGCTCGTGAAGTCGTGCAACAGCGACAGCCTCTTCTTGGAAAGTAAGGTCGGCGCGGCGGATGTTCTCTTCGAGTTCAGCCTCAAACGCCGCGAGGGCGCTGAGCTCTCCAAGTGACACAACCGGGATAAGTCCTTCATCAACCTCACTATTGTCACACTTAAACGTTCCTCCAATTCCCCACAGGTCCTGGATTGCTCTGAGCCTTCGCTCTCCAGCAACGAGGGATGCTTTACCTTTTTCATCGTACCTCACTACTAAGGGTTGTAGAAGCCCGTGACTCCCGATACTGGTCATCAGCTCGGTCAGCTGCACAGGGTCGAACTCCCGCCGCTGGCGGTTGGTAGGAACGGATAACTCGCTTAGGGGTAGCAGTCGCATGGGGGATGCCTCAGGAATGAAAAGCTAGGGGGTATTCTGGTTCTAGGCTGCGATTAAAACGGGGGGCCGTCCCGTTGGACGATACCCCCCAAGCTCAACGCCCGTACGGTGCCAAGACTAGGCGAGCTTAACTACCCCTTTCACATCGTTGTAGATCTGGTCTCCGTCTACTCGCTGGGTCACGCTGATCTTCGCAGCGCGGCCAATGAGCTGGCGGAAGGAGAACGGCGTCCCCGGCTGGTTGAGGCCGAGCGCCTCCCTCAGCCGTCCGAGCGTCACGTTCTTGCCCTTCCCAGTGTCCATCCCCGTCCCGCTTTCGTTCAGGTCCAGCATGATGCCTTGCTTGACTGTCACCTTGTCGCGGCCCAGCTTCTCCTTGACTCCCGCGTCGTCCACGTTCCAGGTAATGTCGAGCGCGATACCACTCGAGCTGCCATCCCGCGCCTTCCACGCCCGCGTGTCCACCTTCTCGATGACCGCGGGATACTCTCCTTGGTCGATCGGAACCGGCGCAGTCGACATTGCGTCCGTCGTCTGCATATCGAGGAATACTGCTGGGTCGAACGATCCTACTGCTTGATTCATAGCTGCTCCTATTGGTAAGGTTTCTTGAACGACGGTGGTGAAGAGGCCCAGCGACCGTCTGCGCTTTAGTGGGCTATTTCGGTAAGTTTACTGCCGTGGCGATCTTCTGGAACAGTTGCCCAACCGTCATGGCGACTTCCAGTTCCGATTGGTCGTCATACCCAATCTTGCAGGCGCTCTTCTCTGTCGGGATGATGCAAGTGATCTTCTCCAGATTGATCACGAACGACTTATCGTTGGGCAGTTCAATCAGCACTAAGTTCACTCGGTATCTCCTGTTATACGTCCACCCTGCTTCTTCCAATTCGTAATGACCTGGCCAAAATCTGGCGAAAGACCATCCGCAACAGGAAGGTTTCGAGCCTTGAGGTCCGCACCCGCAGCGGCAGTGGACCAGCTGAATTTCGTTCCTTGCTTGTCGGCCATGATGACGTCAGAAAAGAAACGCGGAAGCTTCGGCGCCAGTTTCCGTCCGAGCGTTGCTGCCATGATCCGACTTCCACCCATGACTTCATCGGTTTCCCTCTCAGTGTGGGCGATTACGACGAGGTGGCACTGGGTGTCGGTGCAGAGCTTCTGGATAAGGTTCTCAACGAGCTGCATCGCCACACCCCAGTCGCCTTGATGCCTCACAGGCTTGCCACCGACCACCAGTCCCATCGCCATGATGCCGACACCAGTCAAGCCGTCAATCACGATCGCCCTGTCGGTGCCCCAGGTGCACACGTCGCCGTAAGCGATTCCATTCCTGTCGCACTCGAAGGCGTTGAGGGACTTGAGCAGCTGCACGAACTGGTTGTACTGCCCACGCTTGGGGTCGATCATCTTACTAACGGCTTCGAACGACAACTTGTTGATCAAGTCAGCACTGTCCACCATCGACTGCCAGCTCTGCCCTGCGGGTGGAATGTAGTGCCAGTGGATCTTCTCAGCCGGCAAGTCACTGATCGTCTCGAAGCCTGACTCAGTGAATATGCAGAAGGGGGTGATTCCAGCGTTTACGAGAGTTCGCAGGGCGTATGTCTTGCCGCTGCCAGAGGCGCCAATAAGCATTTCCTTGACGCCCGGTAAAGGAGACTTGGCCATGTGCCATTCCTTTAAGGGTGGGGGGAACATCCATTATTGCATACCGGCCATTTTTTCGCAAGCAAGTCTTGTAACTATGGGGATAAACCTGGGGCGGCAGCCTGTATTCTCCGTGATATGGTAGTGCCACATCTTGCTGCACATCGCCATCCAGTCGACGCAGCTGAGGCCGATTTGGTAGCCCAGGTTCAGCGCGTTTGGCAGGGGAATAGCACTGCCGGTGTGCCAGAGGAAGAAGAAGTTCTCCGTCACTTCGTGACGCCAGTAAGGAAGCGACCCTCCGATGGGGCGGCCGTAGAGGTCGCTGAGCCTCCGGTCCAGCTTCACAGCCGCTTGACCTTAGTCCTGGGTGGCGGCGCTGGCTTGGTGCGGATGGCCAAGAGAATGCAGATGCCCGCGAAGGCGCCTGCGATGATGGATAGGATCAAGGCGAAGATTCCGCCAACACTTATATCGCCCACTACTCTCTCCTTGTGTGATGCGTCATGCCCATGCCAGCGTAGGGACAGTCCTTCCTGTGCTCATGCCCGTTGGTCCAGCACTTGGGGCAGTAGGGGAACTTGCTACGATCAGGGGGCTCGAGCTGCGCCCACTCTGGGTCGTCTGCGCTTCCTGAGGCTCTCGTAGACGCTTCGACGTATCGAACAAGTTCGATGTACACTGGTGGCTCCAGGTAGATCGTGTTCGTCACTTGAACTCCGTTCTCAGTCGTCAGGGTCCAGCCGTAGCCGTCAGTCTCGATGTACACTCCATCACCTAGATACTGTTTGTTCACTTGATCACCTTAGCGAGGGCGCGAAGTGCAATAGCGCCAATTGAGCCACCATCGCTCAACTTAGCAATCTCACGCAGCGCTGCCTGCAAGTCCTCAATCTCCTTCGCCGCGCGCAGACATAACTCCCACGGCCAGGAGCCGAATGACTTCGCCGACGTAGCCTTCAGCTCCTCGACCAGTGTCATTGGCTTGGCTGTCGGCGCGACTGCCTCCTTGGGCTTGATGTATGGGGACTTCCACTCAATTGGTTCCATTAAACTTCTCCCACCAGTTACAGTGATGAATGACTTCTCGCAGCAGCATCTCCCGCGGCATCGCCGCCCACAGGCGGTGGTCCCACTCCAGGATCATGCTCCCTGCGAACTCGAAGTAATAAGGCGTATTCGCGCAGCCACACTTCTTCGCCCAGATCTCGAAGGGGCGATCCTCGATCACCGCCTTGGCCCAGACGCTGCCGCAGATGGGGCAGACCCAGAGCAGGCCGGAAGGGAGAACTAATTCCCCCCGGCGGAACTCTGACTCTATCCGCCCCTCGCCCAGGTACTGGCGGCGGTAGCTGAAGTGGACTGTATAGCCGAGAGGCGCGTCACTCACTGTCCCTCCACCACCAAGGCCCATTCTTCTTCATCCAGCGCACCCAGCCGTGGTCGATGATCCAGAGGATCACCCAGATAAAGCCCATGACGAGGAGGTAGCCTGTAATCCCCTTCATTGTGTCCCAGAACTCGACGGAATGGATCATGACTCGATCCCTTCGTAGCCCACGATCGGCGTCTCTGTGCGTTCGAGGGGGTCCCAGTGCCGGCGCTCAAAGTATATCTTCAGCCATCCGAGAGGATCTGGCGACTTGCAGACTTGTCGGAACTGGCACCCGCCGTAGCTGTCGCAGGCGTCCCCGAGGTTGTAGTCGAACCAGCCTTCCTTGTAGGCCTCGGCGAGTCTCCGAAGGTCCCGTACTGTCTGCTCGAGCCACCTGTCGATTTCCCAAGGGCTACGGTTAGTGATAGCCTGAGCGGAGCCGTACTTTGTCTTAAGTATTGACACACCTCGCACGAGCACTCCGTTAACACTAATTCCAGCCTCTCGTGCGGCCCAACAGTAGCCAGTAAACTGGCCACGAAGTTCCCATTTTGAGGCCCAACTGTCACCAAGCTGCGTCGTTGTTTTATCGTCTTCGACATACACGCCTCCTGCGAAGTCACAGAGCATATCTGATCGCCCTGCGTAGATGATCGGCTCGCCAGTTACTGGATGGTTGAACGGGAGAGGCTGTGCAAAGCTGAACTCAATCGCGTGCTTGCCCGACGGCATGAGCTTGGGCTTCGCGTGATCGGTCTCCAGCGGCCACTCGTTGAAGTAGAACTCGAGCGCGCCTGCCATTCGCTCTGCGGTCTTCGCGCTACCCTGTGGCGGCTCGAAGTTGCCGTAGAAGCGCAGCAGCGCGTTCAGGCCTCGCGCGACTGCCGTCTCGCTATCAACCTTATCTTCGTAGAACGCCCGGCGGGCAGCCTCCAGGCCGTGGGCGAACGCTCCGCCTGCGTGTAGGTGTACTGACTCACCCTGGGGCTTCCACCCCTGTAAGTGGGAGCGGCTGGCCTTCTGCAGGCAGCCCCTCACGTCGTTCATCATGCTGTTGTCTACTACTTGTGGAAAGGGTATCATCTATGGCCTCGTTGTATTCCCTGAGGATATCCAGGGCCGCTTCCTTAAAGTGTGCGGGTATGTAGTCGTACTCGATCAGGCCGAGGAGGAATCCCATCGCTCGAGCCCTTGCTATGTCGAGTTTCTCTTGGTTCATGGCATATTGTCGAATTCAGCCAGCAGCTCGTCCCCGCTCTTCACGGGGGCCTTCGCTCGCTTCGCCGCGCCCGCTACCGCCGCTGCACTACGCGACTGGCGCAGGAATCGAAGGGCTTGTCGCGCCTCCTCGTCCGTCAGCGTCTTGTTGATCGCCTTCTGCCGCCAGAGGTCCACCTGCACCGCCGTCGGTTGGTCTTCGATGTTCATTGCTTTGCTCCTTGATGTGATCCAAGTGGCGACGGAATGCCGCCTCCGCGAACTCGCTCAGCCGTCCCTTGGGGATGCCGCCGTGAGCGTCACTGTACAGGACGAGATGGACTTCGCCCACCAGTGGCGCTGGCAGCATCAGGTGGAGATCGACTGGGCGCTCTAGCTTGCGTGGGGCTGGCACTTAGTCCTCCAATCTGCAGTTTGTCTGCTTCACGTGGACAGTGTCGCCCACCTTGTAGGCCCCAGAGGCTTCCAGTAATTCCACTGTCAAGCCACCTGTCTTGCGGGAGCGTCGTATGACCATGCCAAGCACATTCTGCAGTGGTCCACTTGTAACACGCACCCTTGGGAAATCCCACTTGAACGCTCCTCGCTTAGTCATCGCTCGGCCTGTCCAGTCGCTACGTCAATCGCGATTACGCACTCCACGCAGTCGTAGCACAGCTCGACTAGGCCCTGGTCGTGGAACTCGGTGCGCTCCGGCAACTGCTCAACGGGCTTGCCCGCTGTCAGCCTCCTCGCGTTGGGATCGCTGGCGTGCTTCTGCTCAGTCATCCACCCCATGAACAGCCGGTGCTTGGCTGCACACATCGCGCAGGTTTGCGTATAGAAGAGAGCGACCGCGCCAACGGTGAGCCAGACTCGGCCTTCCTCCAGCCGCTTGATTTCCGCGACTAGCTGAGCACGCTCGCTGTCCGCACTCTCGTGGGTCGAGCGGCTGATGGAAGCGAGACGCTTGCGCGCCTGCTTGAGCCTCTTCTCCTCTGCCGTCGCCGCGGTCGCTTCTGCTAGCAAGTCGTCGAGGTCGCTGAAGTCATCGGCATCCTCAACGGCGTCTTGCTCGTCGTCCTGCGCCGCGTCAGCGAGCAGGTCAGCTTCCATATCGAAGCTGTCTAGTATGGTGTCGCCGCTGGTTGTCATTGCCTTGTCCCCTTCGCCTTAATCTCCATCATCTTCATGACAGCCGGCTTGAGGGAGTCGAGCAACTCGCAGGGATCGCCAATGTCGCCCTCGCTCAAGGCGTTGACCAGCTCGAAACTAAAGGCAGCTATCGCTATGTCTCTGGGATAGTGCGCTGCCTTCTCGACCATGAAAGCGTTGATGGCTAGTTGCAGCTCCTCAAACGCAGCGAAGTCTTTCTCGTTTGTTGGGTCCATCTGGGTTCTCCGTCATCTGACTATCCGGGCGGATGCCCGAACGTATTATGATACCGTAATGCGAACGTACCGTCTAGCAAGTAATGCTCCTCCCCTACATTACTTTCTAGTTCCTGTAGTCGTCGCAGTGAAGCATCTCTACCCCTGCGAGGTAGAAGGTGCTGCTACCTGCTGGCACCGGGCGGTAAGTGTAGATGATTTCCCACCACTCAGTGTCGTTGTGCTCTATAGTCTGGGTAATGTAGCGGGGCTGCGGAACGACCAAGCGTGTCTGGCCGTGCAGGGGACCGCCGAATAACTGAATCGTAACGGTCTGCACAGTAGGACCAGGGGCAACCAGGAAGGAGTGTCCCGGCCCTACCGTGCGTTCCGCCAAGGTTTCCACGAGACTCTAGACGGAGAAGAATAGGCTCGCGGTTCCTTGCAAAGGGCGTTGTTACGCCGGTACTGCAGCTTCGTCTTGCGGCAGAGCGTCGAAGCCGGCAAGCAGCTCGTCGGTATCCACCTTCGTGCCCTTGGCAAGCTTTTCCGCTTCCAAGCGATCGACGATGCTCTTCAGCGTCACGCCTTGCGCGTTCGGCTTCAGGGCACCCCGCAGCGCCATCTTCTGCGCCTGCGTCTTGTCCGACAGGAACTGCTTGACGGACTCAACCGACCTGCCGTTGTACTCGACGAGGGCCTTGACGAGGATCGAAGTCCCCGACATTCCGCCAGCCTCGCGCGAAACGGTCCACTCGCCCTTGTCCAAGCGACCGACCAGCTGGTCGATAGCCAGGACCATATCGTCCACGTCAGTCTCGCCCGCGGTTTCGTCGCCCAGCTTCTGCTCGGCCCCATGCAGGGCGTACTTCTCGACCAGCGTGGGCGCGAGCGTGACGACGCGGACTTCGCCGTTGATGAAGTCCAGCCTGACCTTCAGGCTGCCATCGTCGGCCTTGAACGAGGACTTCTGCATCTTCCGCTTGCCCGGGAAGTCCACCACGGTGCCGTCTTGCATCTTGATGCTGTTGACGACAGTTGCGGGTTTCTTTGAGACTGCGGTTCCTGCGGTTACTTCCGACATTTCTGTTCTCCTTACTTGCTGTTGTGCCAGGGTTGACGTACCTGGCTGATACGATCTATTCGCGCCTTGGGCGCGTTTCAATAGCATAATGCAACTATATCACGGCGCTCGTCAGCTCGTCAAGCGTTATTTTCATTACTTTCCTCGGGCGGCGGCTCGGCGTCCAGCGCGTCGAGCCATTCCGCCAACTCGCTGCGGAGATTATGCAGCCCCTCGCCCCCAGCAACGTAGAGGCACCTTGCTTCGTCATCCTCTGTCTCTGGTGTCATGAGGGTGAGCAGGGGCTCGCCGCCATCCATGCTGAGGATGGCAACTGAGAACCCCAGGTCGATTACTTTCCTGTCAGCCATACTTCCCTCCGTCGGTTTCTGGTTCTTTCTTCTCGGTGGTTGTAAGCTTCCCCTGTTCCTCCAGCAGACGCTTGGCGCTTTCTGCTAGCTGCTGCGTGATGCTTGGGTGCAGCTCTGTCTGGACGCGGGTTGTGAGCAGTTTCCTCAACATCGCGCTAGTTGGATGCTGGTCCTTGTGGCAGAACCTCACCGTGCTGGGCACGTGCTTCCTATCCACCCAGCAGATGGTGTTCTCTGCCCACTGCAGCGCCTGCTTGTTCTTCTCCATCGAAGCGTCGATGTAGTCACGGGGCATGATGGCTGCCTTCTCCACCGCCCGCTTTAACGCGCCGCGAAAGGAGTAGAACTTCCCCTGCAGCGACAAGCCCTCCGTGATCGTCGCCACTGTCATGGTGAATTCTTCCTGGCGAGTCGCGCAGGCCTCAATGATCTCCCAGAACTCATTACTGTAGGTGTGAAGGGCTCTAATCCTGGGCATGGTCGGCCTCCACTGCTCTGATCACTAGCCTCATATCGCCGAAGGCAAACGCAATCTCGCTGCCCACCTTGACTTCGGCTGTGATTGTGCGTAGAGCTTCTGGGCTTCGCACGCCCTGAGGCGCGAGGGCGAGCAGCTGCTTGCGGGCCTTCTTGTCCCGCATTGTTGCAGCGAATCGCTTGCGCTGCTCATTCGTCCAGGCTGCCATCCTCGTCCTCCTCTTCGCCGTCGTTGCTGTCGTCGTCGTATTCCTCTTCCTCGCCGTCAGCGAACATCTTGTCCCAGTCCTCTTGCGTGTAGCCAGTGAGCAGGAACTCTCGCTGTGCCCTGTCGAGGTTGGGGAAGATGTCTTGAATCAGTCGCCGCTCGCTACGCGGCCCCTCTAACTCCGCCATCTGCTCCTCCGTCACTGGCAGGTCCATCACGTTCGTCTCGCCTGTCAATGGCGACTTGCGCTCGATCAGCATTGTCAGCTCCAGCTAATGTGGCCAGTCGCGTGGAGGCGGTATGCCACCAGCGCTCGGCCGGATTGATGGTTGACCACTTCGATCACCGCGCCAACTTTTGCCCAGCGAATGGCGTTGAGGGCTGCGCGGTGAGCGTTCAGGTGGTGTTTGTAGCATCTCCAGCGAAGGAACTCGTTGGCCTTCGCATCGTATAGCCTGTAGGGCCGCTCCATCACGGCCCCTTGCGCGAGCGCGGTTCGACAGCGTTCTGCCGGAAGCGAAAGCCTTTCATCTCTGGCCTGTCAAAGTGCGCGCCGTTGTAGACGTTGGGAGTGGTATGAAAGATGTTCAAGTCCACTTTCCCTGGCGTCTGGGTGCTGAACGACAACCGATTGCCTTCCCCACCCACGATGATGCCATCAGCATCCGGCGGCAGGTGCTTCAACAGCTCTTGCAGTTGCGTGAGTGTCATCACTTCTCCGTTTTGTTGGGGAAGTCCAGCACCGATGCGACTAGCGCGTTGCCTTCCCGGTTGGCTTGCTCGATTAGTCGATCCACTTCCTTTCGCTCGCGCTGCTCGCGCCTGACTCGACGAAAGGTCTCGCGAATGTTCGTGGCGACTGCAGGTGTATACCTGAATGTCGGGTCGAGGATTGACTTCATCCCAGTCCCCTCTTCATGGCTGCGCCTTCGCGCTCGTTTGCAAGGCGCGCATCGCTATTGGCTGCGAGTTCGAAGAGCTGCAGGATTTGCCGCCCGTAGCTGAGGCTGATGCCTTCCCATTGCAGATACGCTTCCAGCACATGATACACGCTGATCTCGGCCTCGTTGCCTGCCTTCACTAGCGCATCCCTGACTGGCCCTGGGTTCTCCGCGATGTACTCCACCAGCGCGCTACGAATCGACGCTGGCAGTTCGCTGAACTTAACCGTTTTGGCTGCGAGCATTTTTCGCCTCCAGTTCTTGGAGTTCCGCCCGACGTTTCTTGAGCGTATCCGCCGCGCCCAGGAAGTCGCGCGGCTTGAACGTCTTGCCTGTAAGCCTCTCCGCTACTTGCATCATGTTCCTGGACGTGTAGCTGGTGTTGACTGGCTTGCCCGTTCTGGCGTAGAAGCGAAGAGCGTGCTCCAGCACTAAAAGCCTGTAAGTGTAGGGGTTCATGTCAGTGATCCCAAAAGATTGAAACGAGAATGGTCAGCACTAAGCTGCCGCCGATGGTCCAGAGGATTATCTCGACCATTACTGCCTCGCCTTCCACTTCTCCCACTCAACCCCCAGCGCCGAGTGCCCGACCAGCCACACTATGTCGCGGATGCGCTGGAAGGTGTCCTCGCGGAGCTTCTTGTGCGCCCACTTGATCTTGTCCTCCAAGTCGCTGGATTGGTCGAGCGGCGACAGCCTCGCCCGGCGCGCGAAGTCGATGAGCGCTCCCTGCGGCGCGTAGTGGATATGCCAGTCCGGCTGCGTCTTGTCCATAGACGCCATGAGTTCGCCTGGGAGCTGGTCGAACGCTTGGTCGAAGGTCGTATTCTGCGGTTGCGGTTCCATTACTGCTCTCCGTCTCAAATAGCGCCAAGTGGCACCGGACAGGGGCTTGCGCCCCTCGCCGCTACCTGCTAGCCGTGTGCGACGCCTCCCTTGAATGTGAACACCTGCGCCTGCTCAACCCCGCCCGGCCAGACAACTAGCGCTACCTTGCCACAATACCCTGGACAATCCGGCATATACCGATCAAACACTGCGATCCAGCTCCTATCGACCAGCTCGAGCGCGTCCTGGGGCTCCCAGCCATGCTCGGCCACCAAGCTCGCGGCGAGTGCGGCGGCTTCCAGCCTGCTCGCAGTGCGCGGAGTCTCCATCCCTTGCGGCGGTCCCATATCGCGGATGACTTCCCGAATCAGCGTCCCGAGTTGCATGGCCTTGTTCGGCTGGCCTTCGTCCACGTCCTCTTGGCCATCGAGGAACTCCAGCGTTTCTTCCAGCGCCCCGACCATCGCGTTACTTTGCTCAACGCTTGTGAGTTTGGCTTTCGTCATCTTAGTCTCCGTCATCTGGCGGCTGAATTGCCACCGTTTCCTATTGTACCACGGCTGCGCGGTAATGTCCACCAAGTTATAGTCCCCTACGTCAAAGTAATCGCCCATCATATCGGTCCTCCCATTGACCCCCCAATCAGTCCCCCGATCAGGTACGAGGTGTGAACTTTTGCCCAAACCCCCATTCTCGCCTATTCTCTTCTCCAGTTATCTGCCTCTTCCAGTTATATCCTCATTCCACTGTAATCGTTATACGAACGAAAAAAAAATTATAAGGAAGAGATGACGGAAAGGAAAATAGGCGATTATGACTGCGCGAAAGAATAGGGGAATGGGGGGTTCCGGTCCAAAGTTCACACCCGGTACCTCATAGGGGTACTCATCGGGGGACTGATAGGGGACCGATATGCGGGGCGAACTCTTGAGTCGCCGCCCACCAAGCGCCGATTGAGGGACTGCAGGGGAACGCCGGCGACAAGCGGGGAACTCTTGGCGGACTCTTGGGCCCTTCCTCCGAGCATTGGCGGCGAAGTGGGGAACGCCCGCGGTGACTTGCGGAACTCTCGGTGAACTCTTGCCCGAAAGCTGGGCAACTCTTGCGAGCGATCTCTGCGTGTCAGTCATGGCGCACCGCACAAGCGCGAAAAACCCCGCCCGATGTTCCGGGCAGGGTTCCGCGTTTCGTCTACTGCTCGTCGGCCTCCGTCGAATCGAAGGTTTCGAGCAACTCGTCTCCGTCCACTCCCGTCGCCCGACCGCGTTCGGCTCTGATTTCGTCCAAATACGGTTTCAGGTGCTCGGATTTGTTGCGGAGCGCGGTCTTTTGCTTTTCCGTCAACGTGGCCAGATGCGCCGCAATCGACTCGCGAGTCTTCGTGGCATCTTTCACCGCGTAGAATCGGACCAACGCTTCGAGGAGCATACCGCCCTCGCCGCCTTCCCGCTCGATGTTCCAACGATTGTCGCGCAACGCTTCGATGACATTCTCCATCGCACCGCGTTTCGCTTCGATCGTCGCCGGTTTCCCAGTTTCCGGGTCAACCGACATTGCCGCGGCGTCCGCGATCTTTTGCGAGAAACCGTGTAACATCGCTTTGTCCCGGATCTCGGGCGAAATCTCCGCCGCGTCGAATGAGATGGAAACTCCATCCCGGAACATCCACGATATAACTTCGCCCACTATCGAGCGTTTCATAACGCTATTGGATTTCATTTGATTCCTTCCGTCTAGGTTAATGAGCACCGGAACTTTCGTCCCGCATCGGATCGCATTCGCTATCCAACATAATCATTATACATGGTCTAGGAAGTTTGTGTAGCTATTTTCGCTTGAGCCGACGAACGGTCATGTAGTGTACAAACTTTTTTAGGAGTCCCTTAACCACGTCAGTAGTAGGGTCTCTTAGCCCCCCATTCAATCGGCAGGGGGGAGACCACCCTCTGGCATGACTCTTGCGCGGATACGTCAGTCCTACGGGGAAGCTCCACCATATCCGAACGAACTTCAATTCCGTAATCCGAACGAACATGGAACTTCCCTGCACTATTGCCGCCTACGGCGAGGGAACTAAGCTGCACTATTGCACTCTAACTGGAAGCAGGTTATAGTGGGATACCCCAGTGCCCCGGCCCGCGCCCAAGAGGACTAGAACATGAGCGAATTCCTGACGCACGCGATCGAGAAGGTCAGCTACACGCACGACGCGATGATTGACCTGCTGATCGCGAACCCCGAGATCAGCCAGGGGGAGATTTCCGACTACTTCGGCTACACGCCCAGCTGGGTGAGCCGGGTGATTCGCAGCGACGCCTTCCGCGAGCGCCTTGCCGCACGCAAGGGGGAGATAGTCGACCCCCAGATTCTGGAGAGCGTCGAGCTGCAGTTCGAGGTTTTAGTGAAGCGGAGCCTCGAGATACTGCAAGATAAGCTGCGAATTGAGAATGCTCCCAGCGCCGACCTCGCGCTCAAGACCGCGGAGCTGGGGGCGAGGGCACTCGGATATGGGGCGAAGACAGGGGTGACGATCAACGCCCAGCAGTTCGTCGTCGCCATGCCCCCGAAGGCGAAGGATAGTCACGAGTGGCTGGAGAGTAGGGTGGTGAACGGCTAGGAGCGGCCGTGCAAGTCATCATCTGGCAGCCCCAGCCAGGACCGCAGACGGAGCTGATCCGCTGTCCGGTCTTCGAGGTCTTCTACGGGGGAGCCAGAGGAGGCGGCAAGACGGAGGGGAGCATCGGGGACTGGCTTGAGCACAGCAACACCTACGGCCAGTGGGCGACAGGGGTGTTCTTCCGAAGGAAGTTCAAGCAGCTCGAGCAGGTGGTCGCCCGGACGAGGCAGCTGTTTCCCCAGATCGGCGCGAGGTACAACGAGCAGAAGGCGGAATGGATAATGCCAGGTGGCGCGAGCTTGAAGTTCCGCTACCTGGAGAGAGACTCCGATGCGCAAGAATACCAAGGTCATTCATATACGCGAGTGTACGTCGAGGAGCTTACCAACTTCCCTTCCCCCGCTCCGATTAACCTACTCCGCGGGACCCTGCGTAGTGCACAGGGAGTACCGATTGGGATGCGATGTACTGGAAATCCGGGAGGTCCAGGCCATCACTGGGTCAAGGCGCGCTATATAACCCCCGCGCCGAGGGGGTGGAAGATACTGACGGAGGACTTTGAGGGGATCGAGGGGGAGAAGCTGACTCTCGAGAGGGTCTTTATCCCAAGTCGTATTAGCGACAATGCCCTGCTGTACAAGAATGACCCCTACTACATCGCGCGGCTGAGGCAAGCGGGCTCGGAAGCCCTCGTCAAGGCGTGGCTGGAGGGCGATTGGGACCTGGTTGATGGAGCGTTCTTCGACTGCTGGGACGCCAACAAGCATATACTGCCCGCAGCGACCTGGGAGCGCCGGATATCGCCCTTTGCGCTCAAGTTCCGCTCCTACGATCATGGGTATGCGAAGCCTTTCTGCGTCGGCTGGTACGCAGTGAGCGATGGCCAGTGGGGACTGCCGGAAGGCGCGTTGATCAAGTACAGGGAGTGGTATGGGAGTGATGGGAAGCCGAACAATGGGCTGAGGATAACGGTCGATCTGGTCGCGCAGGGCGTGATCGCGCGGGAGTGGATGCCGGATGAGGAGCAGCCAGGGAAGCTCGTGCGGGAGCCGGTGGCTTATGGGGTGGCAGATCCAGCCATCTTCATCCGGGATGGAGGGCCGAGCATCATGGAGACGCACCTGGCGAACGGCGTGAGCTGGAGAAGGGCGGACAACAAGCGCGTTCCAGGCTGGGCGGAGATGCGGCGCAGGCTGGTAGGCGTCAACGGGCGGCCGTTACTGTACTTTCTCTCGAACTGCGTCGACAGCATCCGCACGATCCCGACGCTGCAGGTCGACGAGACCGATCCGGAGGACCTGGACACGGAAGGGGAGGATCACGCAGGGGATGAAACGCGGTATGCCTGCATGAGCCGGCCCTGGGTTGAGTACCAACCCGAAGAGGAAACTGTACAGTATCCAAAATTGCCAAATGAGATGACAATAAACGAGCTGGTCGCCGCAAGAGGCGAGAAGCGCAGGCTGCTGGCCAGTTACAACGAGTAGGAGCGCGCCTTGGCTGATGTATTCAAAGAGATTGCAGCGGATGCGGGAAAGTCCGACAATCCTGACGTGCTGTTCTGGCAGAAAGAGCTGGATCTGGCCAAGAAGCGAGAGAAGAAGTTCCGCAAGGACGCTCAGCGAGTGGTGTCCATCTACGAGGCGGAGAAGAGGGAGGACAATTCCTTCAACATCTTGTACGCCAACACGGAGACGCTGCTCCCGGCGTGCTACAACCAGATGCCGCGGCCGTTCGTGGACAGAAGGTTCAAGGACGCCGACCCGCTGGCCAAGCAAGGCGCGACAGCCATCGAGAGGCTGCTGATTTACCTGCAGGATTCGGGCAATTCCGACTACGATACCTTTGACAAGCTGATAGAGCAGGCCGTTCTCGGCGCTCTGGTGCCGGGACGAGGGCTGACGAGGTTCAAATATGAGCCACACTTCGAAAGTGCGCCGAACCCCGTGGGCGACCAAGCAGCGGCGGCAGGAGGAGGAGCAGCGGCGGAGGAGGAGTCAGGAGAAGAAGGAGCAGGAGATAAAGTTCTTGCCACTGGAGACGATCAAGCCAGCGGGGAGCGTGTAAGCTACGAGACGGTCTGCGGCCAGGACATAGCACACGATGATGTGCTCTTTGGTTACGCCAGGCGGTGGATTGACTGCCCCTGGGCGGGCTTCCGCCATGAGATGAGCGATGAAGATGTGGCGGTGAGCTTCGGGCTGGAGTGGGTGGAGAAGCTGAAGTTCGACTACCCCGCCAAGGTGGACGAGGACGGCAACAGGATGAGCGGGCAGGGAGGGGAGGACGCAGAGGATGCGGAGAGGGGGAGTCAGAAGACCTGTGAGATCTGGGAGCTGTGGAACAAGGAGAAGATGGAGGTAGTGTTCTATTCAGCGAGTTACAAAGAGGGGCTGATCAAGAAGGTGCCCGATCCCCTCGGCATCAGTGGATTCTTCCCTTGCCCAGAGCCACTGCAATTCCTGCTCAAGCGGGACAAGATGACTCCGACGCCGATGTATATACTGTACGAGCAGCAGGCGAAGGAGTTGAACCGGCTGACCATGCGGATCAACAGGATACTGAACGCCCTCAAGGTCCGGGGCTTCTACGACGGCACGATGCAGGGGCTGCAGGAACTGCTCACCAAGGACGACAACACCTTCATCCCGGTCAAGCAGGTTGCGGCGCTGCAGCAGGGGCAGAACCTCACCAATAGCTTTACCTTCATGCCTCTCGGTGAGCTGATAACGGTTCTCCAGCAGCTCTACATGGCGCGCGAGCAGCTAAAGGGCACGATCTACGAGCTGACTGGCATCAGCGACATCATGCGCGGCGAGACAGTCGCGAGTGAGACGCTTGGAGCGCAGAAGCTCAAGAGCAACTACGGCGGGCAGCGGCTCTCGAGGATGCAGCGGTATGTCCAGCGGTATGCGCGAGACTGCCTGCGTATCATGGCGGAAATCGGGGCGAATCACTTCGCTATCGACACCTGGGCGTCCATGACCAACTTGGACTATGCGACGCCGCAGCAGGTGCAGCAGGCTATGCAGACGCAGCAGCAGCTGAATCAAGCCATGATGGCGATGCAGCAGCAGGCTGCGATGCAACCACCACCCCCTCAAGCGGGGCCACCAGGAGCTCCCCAGCCGGGCGCTCCGCCTCCCGGGCCGCCAGGTATGGCGCCTCCTGGTGCACCCCCGCCTGGTCCACCTCAGCCACCTCAGCCGCCGCCCCAGATGCAGCAGGCGATGCAGCAGGCACAGGATGTGCTGAGTAAGCCAAAGTGGCAGGACGTCTACACCCTGATACATGACAACATGCTCAGGGACTATCGCATTGACATTGAGACGAACTCAACGCTGAGCGCGGACACCGACGAGGACAAGCAGAACGTGACGGAGGCCGTCACTGCGATGAGCAATATGTTCCAGGCATTTGCGCCGGCAGTGGAGAAGGGCGCGATCACCATGCCAGTGATGAAGCAGATGACGCTCGCGGTAGTTCGTCGCTTCAACTTTGGCCGGATGCTGGAGGATGCGGTTAGCGCGATGCCGGATCAACTGCCAACGCCACCGCCCCCGCCAGGTACGCCGACGCCCGCTGAGATGCAGGCGAAGGAAGCGGAAGCGCAGCAACGCATTGCGGAGGCACAGCAGAAGGGGCAGCTGATGCAGCAGCAACAGCAGCTCGACGCCCAGAAGGCGCAGAATGACTCCGCGAAGATGGCCAGGGAAGAGGAGATGGCGCAGAAGAAGCACGCCCTCACCCTGATGCAGATTGACGCGAAGATGGCGGAAACGCAGATGAAGACGGAGGCGACGAGGCAGCAGGCAGGAGCGAGCGTGCAGACTGCGGCCATTCAGACTGCGGAAGCAGCGGCGAAAGCGAAGGATGCACAAGCTGCGCGCGACCAAGCGGCGAAGGATAGGAAGGCGAATCGTGCCTCTGTATGAATATCGCTGTTCCGCAGGCCACGTGTTCGAGCGGATGCTGCCTGTCGCGCGGTACCGAGAGCCGCAGGATTGTGCTTGCGGAAACCGGGCGGAAAAGGTTATTCTGCACGCTCCCAGGGTATTTGGCGACTACGAGGGCTATGAATCACCTGCGAGTGGGAAGTGGATTGAAGGGAAAAGGGCGCGTCAAGAAGATCTTGCCAGAACAGGCTGTCGCCCTTACGAAGATGGCGAAAAGGAGGCAGCGCAGAAAGCAACAGCAGCGTCGGAAGCGGAGCTTTCCCGTAGAGTAGATGCTGCAGTAGAACAAACACTGAGCGACTTGACGCTCTAACAGGAGATGGCAATGCCGGATGAAGAACTGCACCCAGACGTAGAACTCGGCCTGGAAGACCTCGGGCCGGAGGGAAATGAAGCGCGCGCGGCGGTCACTGACGATATCGCGGAAGCGGCGGGGGCGGCTCTCCCGAAGCCGGAAGGGGAGGAAGCTCCTGCGCCGGCGGAGACGGTCACGCAAGAGACGCCGCCGGTCAAGCCAGCAGAGGCGAAGCCCGCTGAGCAGCCCGCAGCCGCGCAGCCAGTTACCGATAAGGTGCCGGATACCTGGAGGCCGATGGCCAAGGCGGAGTGGGAGAAGGTGCCGCCGGTCGTGAGGCAGGAGATCATCAAGCGGGAGGGGGATGTAGCGAAGCTGGTCGCGGATACCAAGACGGATGTGGCGATCTCTTCGGAGATGAAGAGGATATTCGCGCCCTTCGCGCCGGCACTGCAGAAGTACAACGTCGAGCCGATCGCGCACATGGAGAACCTGCTGCGCGGGCACTACACGCTGATGTTTGGGAGCGACGCGGATAAGGCGAATGTGATGCGCAGCCTGGCGCGCGACTCGGGCATTGATCTTGCGAAACTGATTGATCCGAACGCGCCGCAGAGTACTGCGGTGAACCCCGAATTTGTAAGCGCCCTGCGTTTGCGGGACGAGAAGTTGGCAACGCTGGAACGGACTCTCACAGGCGTGACGACCGAGTTCCAGAGGCAGAGAGCGAACGAGCTTTCTCGTGACGTGCTTGCCTTCGCCGAGAAACATTCAGCCTTCTGGGATGTCGCTGACGATATGACAGCGCTCATCAATGCAGGGGCCGCGAAGTCTCTCGAAGAGGCGTATGAGATAGCGGAGCTGCGGAATCCGGTGACTCGAGCCAAGCGACTCGACTCCGAGAGGGAAGCAGCTGCGAGGTCTCAGGCCGTTAAGGATGCCGAGAAAACTGGCAAGGCGAAAGCTGCGTCAGCTACGAATGTCAGGTCGAGGGGCAACGCGCGAGCAGCTTCGCCCGAGGAGTCCCTGGACGACACCCTTAAGAACGGCCTTGCTGCGATCCGCGCGAGGCAAGCACACTAGGAGTAGCACATGCCCTCCCCAAATGCAACCTTTACGGAACTGGTCAGCACGACGTTCCGCAGGCACGGGAAGAAGTTCATCGACAACGTGTCGAAGAACAACGCCCTGCTGGCGTACGTCACTGCGAACGGCCAGATCGACACAGTCGCGGGTGGACTGTCGCTCGTCACGCCGCTCGATTATGCTGAGAACTCGACGTACCAACGGTACAGCGGGTACGACCTGCTGAACGTCAGCCAGTCCGATGTGCTGTCGAGCGCAGAGTATCAGTGGCGCCAGATCGCGATCAATGTCGTCGCGTCAGGTCTCGAAATGCGGATCAACAAAGGCGACACGCAGATCATCGCGCTCGTCAAGTCCCGTATCAAGAACGCCATCCGCACCTTCAAGAACAACTTCTCGGTCGACCTGTACAGCGACGGCACGCTGACGAACCAGATCAACGGCTTGCAGGCGCTGGTGAGCGACACCGGCACGGGAGTCGTCGGCGGGATCGACAGCAACGCTTTCCCGTTCTGGCGCAACAAGGTGCAGAGCGCGGCCGCACCCTTGCAAGGCGGTGGCGCGATCGTGCCAAGCGGCACGACCATCGAGTCGCTGATGTTGCCACTCTACCTCGCCCAGACTCGGGCGGACGATCAGCCGAACTTGATCGTCATGGCGAACGACTACTACACCTTCTTCGAGCAGTCGCAGACCTCGATCAAGCGCTACACCGACACGCAAAAGGGTGCAGCCGGGTTTGTGTCGCTGAAGTACAAGAAGGCCGATGTGATCTTCGACGGCGGCAGCGGCATCCCCAACAGCCACGCCTACTTCCTCAACACCGACTACATCAGCATCAAGGTGCACGAAGATGCGAACATGACGGTGCTGGACGAGGCGCGCCCCTACAACCAGGACGCCGCGGTGATCCCGGTCCTCTGGATGGGGAACCTGCTGCTCAGCAACCGTTCCCTGCAAGGGGTGATGAAGGCATAGTCCGAACGGGATTCGGGGACGAAATCCGAACGGATGATTACCAGTTAGGAGAATTGAATGTATGCATCCACTGATGGGACGCTTGGTCTCCAGGCGATGAATGATGTGTTCACCCCAGACCTGACGCAACGTCATGTTCTGGGTCAGCTCGCCACAGGGGTCGATCCCTACTTCGGCTTCGGCGAGTTCGTGTATGGCAAGGCGTTCGCGGCGATGGGCCCGGGAAGGCTGGTGTTCCAAGACAACGCCTTCCTCATGACCGACCTGCCGAACACCGCCAACATGGGCAGGCCGGTTGCCGTCGCGCGGGCGAACTTCGCGCAAAATGCGTTCGGATGGTTCCAGATCGGGGGAATGTGCCCGCTGCAGACCGTCGCGTCGATCGCAGTCGGAGTCGCCATCGGCATTGGCGGCGCGGCAGGACAGGCCAACGCCAACGCTGCGGGCAAGCAATTGCTCAACGCGTACTGCGCCCAGCCGAGCACCTTCGCGGTGAACAAGAACTGCTCCACGCAGAACGGTTCGCCGGTTGTGCAGGTGGGAAACCTCGACGGCCTGTTCGTGGGCCTGACCGCGAGCGGGACAGGCATGAGCGGGGTAATCCAGTCGCTCAACCCGAACGGTCGGGAAGTGACGCTCTCCGCGAACTGCACGGCAACGGGGGTGACTCCGGGCGCGTTCACCTACACCGGCTTCGTTCTGGCATTCATCAGCCGGCCCTTCGCACAAGGCGCTATCACCTAGCGCGCAGTTGCCTCCTTCCGGGGGAGAATGTCAGCTTCCCCGGATCTTTTTCCTTAACTATAACAGGAGTTGGATATGCCAGCCGTTATGCAAGATCGGCCGCCGTTGGTGCGGTTCGAAGTGAGAGCGGTGGAGAAGCGAGATGCAGTCGGCACCCGCACGTTCATCGACACCGACTTCGCGCTGATCACGCCTCAGGGTAGCAAGGAGGTCGTCGAGAAAGTGGTGGAGGAGTGGTTCGCCCAGCTCGACAAGTCGGTTGAGGATGGGCGCTTTAACCCCCTGTGGCTTGACGCCTTTCGCAGCTATCATGCGAAGTGGAAGAAGGGGGAGGAGGTGCCCCTGAACGGCTTTGCCATCAAGAACTGGCCCAGCGCGAGTCCCGCGGAAGTGCGCATCCTGCTCAGCAATGGGATCCTGACGGTGGAGGATCTGGCCGCGGCGAACGAGCAGATGAAGATGAGCATTGGCATGGGGGCTGTCAGCCTGATTCAGCGCGCCAAGGACTTTCTGGAAGCGAAGAACGACCAGGGGCCGCTAGTGGCGCGGCTGGACGCGATGCAGTCTACGCTCACCAGGATCGAGTTCGAGAACAGGGAGTTGCGCGACGAGAACTCCCGGCTGAATGCTGCACTCCAGGTCCGCGAGAGGGGGAATATCGGTCCTGCGACACCTCCCGTGAGCTTGGAGGAGCGGCTCGCGGAGGCGCAGTCAAAGGGTCCGGACGTTCGCGAGCTGGTAGACGCGACGATTGACGAAGCACTGGGAGCGTAACGATGGAAATGTCCCTTCTTCAGATCGGCATAGAGTTCTGCAAGAGGAAGGGACTTCCCGTCCCCACGACAGTTGCAGGGGCGACCGACGACACGACAGTGCAGATATGGGGGCTGCTGAACGAAGGGATTCAAGACGTCTGCGATCGCTACAACTTCCAGCAGTTGCAGAATCGCTACACCTTCGTCCACGCGGGCGGACCTAGCTACCTGGCGTTCGACTTCTCCGTCGCGGGGAATCTTCCCGGCTGGAAGTTCATGATCCAGGACACGATGTGGTGCTTGACGGACCGCATTGACCTGGGCGACCCGCTGTCCATGCGGGAGTGGCAGAGGATTGTCACCATGCAGTCGGGGGGTGCGAAGTACTGCTGGACGATGTACAACAATCAGCTGTATATCTTCCCCACGCCGACGAACCTGGCGGGTACCCAGTTCAGCTTCATGTGGCAGTCCAAGTTCGGCGTGAGTGATGCGGGAGCGAACTTTGAAGTCTACATCACTGACGCATCGACGCCCCGGCTGCCTTCTTACCTGATCCTGGCCGACCTGAAGTGGCGGTGGGGAGCGGCGAAGGGACTGCCGTATGCGGAGGACCAGAGGATTAGCGAGTCCATGCTGATCAACGCGGTCGGGCGGTCGCCAGCGCCAGAGATTGTGCTCGACCAGGAGACATATGAGGAGATCGGGCCGAGGCCTGGCATCATGGTCCCCGCCGGTAGCTGGAATGTGAGCTGATGCGTACAGCGCTGCAGCAGTCCCGCAACAGAGAGATGCTGGGTACCGTCCAGGGTGCCCACATGCCAGCGCCGGTCGGCGGCTGGAACACGCGCGATTCGCTGGCCGAGATGCAGAACAGCGAGGCGAGCGTGCTGGAGAACTGGTTCCCGCGCGCCAGCGAGGTAGTGCAGCGTGGGGGGTGCATCGACTACTGCGTCGGGATGACAGGGAATGTGCGGTCCCTGTTCGACTTCTCGCCCATTGGCGCGGCAGGCAAGCTGTTCGCCGTCACGGATGCAGGCGTATATGATGTGACCGCGGGAGGGCTGGCGAATGTGCTCTCGCTGGCGCTCACCAACGGCTACGTCAGCACCGTCGCCATCACCAATACTGGTGGTACGTCGTTCCGGTTCCTGTGCAACGGCACTGACCTGCCCAAGCTGTACGATGGCACCAGCTGGACGACGCCAGCGATCACCGGCATTGCCAGTCCTACGACGCTGGTACACTGCTGGCTCTCCAAGCATCGGATATTCTTCATCGAGAACAACTCGATGAACGCCTACTACCTGTCGATTGACAGTATCCAGGGGCCGCTCGGCAAGCTCCCGCTAGGGAACCTCTTCCACAAGGGAGGCTTCCTTATGTCGGGGGTGAGCTGGACCCTGGACGGGGGTGATGGGCCGGATGACTACTGGTGCGTTGTCACCAGTGAAGGCGAGATCGCCGTCTACAGTGGAACCGACCCGACGAGCGCCAGCGCGTGGGGCCTAGTTGGCGTGTACTTCGTCGGGCGGCCCCTTGGTAGGCGGTGCTTCGTCAAGATCGGTGGCGACGTAGGCGTGCTGACGGAGAACGGGCTGTTTCCGCTCAGTAAGATCCTGACCTCCGGCGCAGTCAACTTCGCGACGGCGTACAGCAACATCATCCAGCCAACCTGGACCAACGCAGTTGCCCTGCGCGGCATTACTGGCGTCCTCGGCTGGGAAGCGTGCGTGTATCCAGCGTGGGATGCCTGTCTGGTGAATGTCCCTGCGACTTCCGCATACGGCGCGTGGCAACAGCTAGTGATGAACACAGTCACTGGCAAATGGTGCAACTTCATCGGGTGGCAGCCGCGGTGCTTCTGGGTCTTCCAGGGCGACCTCTACTTCGGCATGGCCGGTGGGAAGGTGCTGAAGGCGTGGGACTCGGAGAAACTGATCCTCGGCGATAACGGGACTGACATCACCACGACAGTTCACACCGCCTATAACTACTTTGGGTCGACTTCGCGGCTGAAGAAGCTGGCGCTCTTCCGGATGCTGCTGTCCTATAGCGGCGCGATCGACACAAGGTGGGGCATCAGCAGCGACTTCGCCGACGCGGTTATGTCGTCCTTCGTGCCCCGAACGTCCAGTACAACGGCCGCCGGAAGTGCGTGGGATACCTCCACCTGGGACGTCTCGCCGTGGTCCCAGGACATTCAGCGGTACAAGATTTGGCGTTCCTCTGCCCACGTGCCGGGCTATGCTCTCTCTTTGTGGTTGCAAACTATCCAGAATACGGGTACTCTATCATGGGCGGGAACGGACTTCCTGCTCGACGGAGGCGACTATCTGTGATTGTCGGCCCAGAAACGAAGGCGCAACATGACTGGCTGCGGTATCTCTTCAAGGAAAAGGGCAATATCCACCTCACAGGGGACGCCCATATCCTCGCTTGGCTGCGCGAGTTCCAGCCAGCGTGGTTGGTGGCGTATGATGGATGGCTGGGAACGACTTGCCAGATGCATATGCTGGGACTCCAGCCGTATGTCCCCAAGGCATTACGGTTTGCCGCGTTCAATTATGCCTTCAACAGGATTGGCAGGACTCGAGTCTTCGGGGTAGTAAACTCGCACAATGTGCGGGCGCTAAGGTTTGATCGGTGGCTGGGCTTCAAGGACCTCGTGACCGTCCCAGGGTGTCACGACGACGGCGGTGATCTGGTGATACTGACCATGACCGCAGAGGATTGGCGAAATGGGCAAGAGCTCTTCCCCTCCAGCACCAGACTACGCCACCGCAGCGACACGGCAGGGCGTGGAGAACAGGGACACAGCGATCGCGCAAGCGAACCTGAACAACCCGAATATGATCACGCCTTACGGGCAGTCGATCTACTCGGGACCGAATGACGGCAGCGGGCGTGGCACGATTACTCAGACGCTATCGCCGGCGGAACAGGCGAAGCTGGATGCTAGCAACCGGATTCAGTCGGGGTCGCTTGGCATCCTGGAGAGCGACCTACCCAACATCCAGAAGGCACTGAGTGGTGACTTTGGCCTTTCGGGGAGTGCGCTTTCTGGCTTTGACCCCAAGTATGCGATTGGGACGACGCAGACACAACTGGGGGACGCTGGTCCTATTCAGAAGGCCCTCAACTTTAGCGGTGGGCCGGGAATGCCTGATGCGAGTGATGCGACCCGTCAGGCAGTCACCAACGCGCTGTACCAGCAGGGCTCTCAGTACCTGGACCCGCAGTTCAAGGACAAATCGGATGCGCTGACGGCGCAGCTGGCGAATCAGGGCATTACTCCCGGCAGCGAGGCGTACGACCGGGCGCAGCAGCAGCTGTCCCTGCAGAGCCAGAAGGCGTACTCTGATCTGGGGAATACAGCTACGTCTGGTGGCATCGACGCCATGAACAAGATGTTTGGCATGGGTATGTCTGCGCGGCAGGAAGGTGTGGGGGAAGAAGAGGCAAAGGGCCAGTTTGCCAACTCCGCGCAGGCGCAGCAACTCCAGAACCTGTTGGCGGCGCTGCAAGCGAACAATGCAGGGGTGGGGCAGCAAGCCAACATCGCTGCGCAATCCACGCAGCTGCAGAATCAAGCCCGGCAGCAGAATTATGCTGAGTACGCCCAGAATCGAACCATGCCGATCAATATGCTGAATGCGCTTCTCAGCTCAGGGCAGGTGAACAACCCACAGTTCCAGCCCATTACGCCAACCTCCATTGCCCCTGCCCCAATCATGGCTGGGACGCAGATGCAGGGCCAGGCGAATGCAGCGGGACAGAGTGCGAATGCTGCGCAGAGTGGGCAGATGATGGGTACGATAGGGACCATTGCAGGGACTGCATTGATGGTATTTTGATTGATGAACCCCTTCGAAACCGTTGATATGGCCTATCTGGCGGCGGTCACCGACCAGTGTGTGGGCTTGCAGCATCGACTGCTCCAGACGCACAGGCTGGGGAAGGATTACGTTCACGTTTACGCGCTGCTGCAGCTGCTCAACCCACCGCAAGGAGCCGTGATCCTCGACGCTGGCTGTGGAGTAGGCGGTGTGGCCGACCTGATGCACTCGTTTCGGCCGGACTTGCAGTTCTTGATGGTGAATGTCAGCGCCCGGCAGCTAGACTACTGCCCGAAGGAGGCTGGCGTGCCAGTGCAAGGAAGTTGCCACAACTTGCCTGTGAAGACGGCAGCGTGTGACGCAGCTATTCTCCTCTGCGCCATGTGCAATATGGATATTCCTGTGGCTTTGGGGGAGATTGCGAGGGTGCTGAAGCCCGGCGCGCCGCTCTTGGTAGCTGACGTGGCTCGAATATCGGGGGATAATGAGCAGTGTCTAAAGTTGCTCTATATGCATGCCTTTCCGCTCGAGCAGATCAATGCGTGGGCGGCTGATGCAGGCTTTCGATTGGACTATTACAAGCAGCCACTTAGCGATACGACTGTTTTTGAGAGTTTGTTCGAGGACAAGCAGTTGTTTCATGACATTTTCCGCCACCTGCGCTATACTATCTGGAGGTTTGTTAAGTGATGTATAGCGAGTACTTCGAGCGGCACAGCAAGGTCGCCCTGCAATTCAGTGGGGGGAAGGATAGCTGCGTGCTGTTGCATCTGTTGGAGCCGTATCTGGACCAGCTTACTGTTGTCTGGGCGAACAGCGGCGACGCCGCGAAGGAGACGCTGGACCAGATGGCTCGGGTGAGAGATCTGGTGCCGCACTTCCTCGAAGTCAAGTCGGATCAGCCAAAGCAGATTGACCAGTTTGGGTATCCGACTGACATTATGAGCATCTGGGACTCCATGCTCGGGAGACAGCTGGACGAAACCCGAACGTACAAGCTCCAACCTGCCATTTCGTGTTGCTGGGAGAACCTCTTCATCCCCCTCTACGACGCGATGAAGGAGGGGGGCTTTACCCTGGTGATCCGGGGACAGAGAGATGCTGAAGCGAAGAAGGCCCCGATCCGGAGCGGCGAGTCGGAGCACGGAATCGAGTACTGGTTCCCGCTCGAGGACTGGACGGACGAGAAGCTCTGGAAGTACATCACCGACGCGAAGATCGAACTGCCCACCAACTACGGCGTCTTCGACTCGTCCATGGACTGCCTGCGGTGCACAGCGTACTTGGAGGAGAACCAAGGAAAGCTGGGGTACCTGAAGCAATACTATCCTGCTGCGGCGGCAGAAGTGGCGATGCGTCTGCGGTACATCCGCAGCTCCGTCCGCGCCGAGCTGAAGCACATTGAGGAGGCGCTGGAAGACTATGCCTAATGTTAACCTGAACGCGCCCTCGCCGGGACTGCCTCTGTCGGTGCAGCAGGCACAAGCAGCGCAAGCCCAAGCGATGGCCAACGCGCTGATGGCCCAGTCCATGAAGGACGAGAGCCCGGTTATCCATACTGGAGGTGGCAATCCCTTCGCCCGCGACGTGCCTAACTGGGGGGATGCGATCTCCAAGGTAGTGAAGGCGTATGGGTCGGGTAAGATGTCCTCGGACGCGGCGACACGGCAAGGAGAAATCGCCGACCAGTACCAGAAGACTCTGTCGAATGACACTTCCAACGTGGTGGACCGGATCTTCCCACAGGAGCAGCCCGGTATTGGCCCACCTTCGCCAGATGGGACTCCAGCGCCCGCCTTCACCAACGCTCGAGACATTCCTGGGGCGATGAAGGCAGGAATGGGCAGCCAGATTCCCGAAGTTCGTACGCTGACGGAGGCGCTGCTGAAGAAGCAGGTCGAGGGGATACCAACTGACGAAGCCATTCTCAAGGATTCGGACAAGTACGATCCTGCGGGGGTGGCGGAGTTTCGTCGGACGGGTAATGCGGCAGCTCTTATCGGCCGGGGCAAGTCGAACTTCGTGGAAGGGGTCCATGTAGGCACTAAGGACGCGAATGTTGTTGGCGCGCCAGCAGCGGTGGTCCACTACAAGCCGCCTACGATTGACCCGAACACGGGTCTTCCAGGGCAAGAGCAGGCGGAAACTGGTAAGGTCACTGCAATGTCCGGCGGCAACCTTACTCAAGCCAGCACTCTCGCTAACGAGGTCGGGAAGGCGGAGGTTGCGCAGCTAACAAAGGGCCGAGAGGAGTTTGTCTCGGCAGGAAATGCTGCGAAGAACATCGTCAATATGCAGGGGCTGATCAAGGGCATGCCTGACAGCGCGTTCGGGGCGGGAGCGGATATCAAGCAGGGGGTGAATAAGGTACTGGAGGCGATTGGTGCCAAGCCTGCGCCTCTCACTGCGAAGATGGACGAGCTTCGTTCCATGGCTGGCAACAACATGATCGAGCGGATACGGGCGCTGGCGCCTGTGACGGAAGAAGATGTGAAGTTGATGAAGGGAATCGTAGGCAGCGAGACGAACACGAAGGTGGCGCTGCAAAAGATCCTGGAAATTGCATCGGATTCGGCTGTTCGAGCCAGAAGCCGCCATACCGAGTTCGTGAAGAGCTTCGCGAAGCATCCAGGTGTGCAAGCGGATGCGGGGTTTGAGGAGCGCTGGGCGCCGAGCGCGGTTATCACGCCTTCCGCCTCGTTTACGGGGGATCAGCCGCCGACGGGGGATACGGGACGGCCTCCGCCCCTTGACTGGAACAACTACCCACCAAGGTAGCCATGGATACCCTCACTGTCGGCACTGAAGAAGCGCCCAAGACCTTTGATATAACGCTGCCTGATGGCAAGACCGTTATACACAACGTTCCTGTGGGGACTCCCAGGGAAGAGGTCATTGCCCGCGCGACAGCGATGGGGTGGAAGCCCGGTCCGACCACCTTTCAGAAGGGTGTGGGGATTGCAGAGGCGGGAGCGACGGGGGCACTGAAAGGGGCGATTTCGTCGACGATAGGCCTGCCGGGGGATTTGGCTGACCTTGGCCAGCTCGGCGCCAACAAGCTGGGCTTCGATGTTCCGGAGCCGACAGGGGAGGGCTTCTTCCCCCGCAGCCACGATATTTACGCCAAGCTACCGGAATTGCACAAGCCAGCTGACCTCACCGAGCAGGTTGCGGAGGGGGCAGGTGCTGGCGTTGCGTCGGTGGTAAATCCCTTCGCACCGTTTGGCAAGGGGAAGCTGCTGACCAAGGGTCTTGCCCTCGCAGGAGGTGTTGGCGGGGGTGGAGGAGAGCTGGCGGCGAACTGGCTACCGAATCATCCTGATGCAGCGAGAGCCGCTGCGTTCCTTGCCGCCCTCTCCCCTGCCGCCTACACCGGGTTCCGCAAGCCAAATGTAGTGAGGTCCGTGCAGGATTACGTTAACGAGCTGGGGCCGGAGGGACTGCAAGCTGCGGATACAGCGAGGAAGGAGGCGTCGACTACGCTGAACGTGCCCACGCTCCTGTCACAGGGCACCCCAGGTAAGACCGCGCTGTCGTCGATCGTGGACGAGCTGAAGAAAACGCCGATGGGAACAGACATCCGACGGGTTCTCGACGTGCAGCCGAAGGCGGGGCAGCAGAAAATTGATGATCTGGTGGCCGCGCTGAGCAATAAGCCGGTGGGCCAGCAGACTGCGAACGAGATTGCGGCGGCGGGGAAGGTAGCGACGAGGGTGGCAGACCCACTGGATGCGCTGTTCGGTGGGGGCGAGAAGGCAGGCTTCAACGTGACGCCCAAGACGGACGCGACGGCGGTGTCATTTCCTGAGAATATGACCAAGTCGGGCATCGGCAACTACTCGACGATGGGACAGGTGCTGAGTGACTCCACCAAGTACGGCCCCGCGGACGTTGCGAGGGTGGCTGATGACCTCAATAAGGTTGACCCGACGGCGTTCCCCTCGCTGGTCAAGCACAAGTTCTCTGCGGCTAGTGGTGAGGCACAGAAGGCGGTAGAGGGACGAGTTCCTCCTACTGCCCCGGCGCAGTTCGCGGAGGATGTGGCGGGGGCAGCAAATACGCCGAAACGAGCGAACTTCGAGGCGACAATGAAGGGAGTGGCGCGGGCGCATGGACTGCCGGAGGAAGAAGCGGCGAAGGGGGCGGTGAAGTTTGTGGAGGCCCTGCAGCTAATCGGCCGGGATCAAGGTGGGAGTGGGCTGAGCGGAATGCAAAGGGAATCCGGAACGAACATCTGGTCCAAGATCCTGAAGTCCCTTAGCTTCACGCCTGCGCAGAGCACGGCCACTACGATTCAGCAGGGCGTTCAGAGGAACACCTATAGGAAGCTGGCGGAAGCCATGACTTCCGAGGATGGAGTAAAGACGCTCATCAAGATCGCGCGCTGGAGCCATCCGGAACAGGCCGCCATTACCACTGCTCGAGGTCTCATCGCTACCAGCGCGGATGTAGCGGCCCAGAGTGGTGATACGCCAGTGGTACAACCGTAGTGCGAACGGAATTCACGGTCGAAACCCGAACGGACAATACCCATGCCTTATAACGGTGCAGGTGTCTACACAGTCCCCGTCGTGATGGTGGCTGATGCGGCGAGTGGCGTCAAGATCCTCGCGAGTCGGCAGGATACGAACTGGAACGATGTGGCGGCGGCGCTGAGCCTCTGCTTGACTCGCGACTCGCAGGGGAAGCCCTCCCAGGACTGGGACGCGAACGCGCACAAGGTCATCAACCTCGCGCCGGCGACAGCTCCTGCCGACGCGGTGCCGCTGTCACAGATCAACCTGTTGGCGAGCGACTGGATATTTGAGACGAACAACGTCATTATTCAGTCAAGCAACCAATTCAAGGTGCTAGGCGTTGACAGGACGGCGACGTATCAGCCTGGCCGCCGCGTGAGGATCAACCACAACTCAGGTGGAACGACCACCTACGGTACAGTGTTCTCGAGCAGCTTCGCTACTGACACGCTGGTGTCCGTCACGCTCGACACAGGTATCCTGTCGCCAACCATCACTGGCGTCTACTACGGCATCATCGCGCCTGGCAATCGGTCCTCGCTCCCGACCAAGTCGGCGGTGCTAGTGACGATGACAGGGGGAGGTGCTCTCACTTCTGGCGCCATCTACATTCTCGGCGCGGCAGCTCCGTTCGCTACTACCTCTGTCGTCGCGGATGTGCTCGGCGAGATGGCCGCGGGGGTGTTCACTGCGAAGCAGCCGGGGCTGTACGCTGTGGACTGCCAGATCAATACCCTGCGGAATGGCTCGACGGTTACGGCGGACGGTCAGTTCGGCGTCTACGTCAACGGAGCGGCTGTGTACGGTCCAGGGGCCTTCCTCTCCAACTACTCCTCGATTCAGCAGTCCACCGGCACCTTCAATACCTTGGTCTACATGAACGCAGGAGACCAGTTAACCGTCCGGACACTCAACCCGATTGGGTTTACTGGTGGTCCACAGTCGGTCGGCAATTGCTTCATACGTGTCATGAGGGTCGGCTGATGCCGATGCCGGTTCCTGCGTCGAAGCCGCTGGGACGCGCAGTTCTAGCGGCGAATCCGACGCTGTCAGATATCGTCGTGACGCCGGTGGGAGCCCAGGCGAACTCCATCACGGAGATATACTGCCTGTGGGTGGCCAACACTGACTCCGTCCCCCACGCTGTTATTCTTCGCTCTGGTGCAGGCGTACTTGTCGCGCCGACTCATTCGCTGGGAGAGGGGTGGGTCATAGCAGGATACACCACCTGGAAGATTGATGGTGGGGGGAAGCCGGTTATCATCCTGATGTCTGGGGACAAGCTGCAAGGAACCGCCGACATAGCCGGGAAGGTGAACGTCACTGCTTTCGGCGAAGAAACGAGCAACTGATGGTCGCGCGGCTGGGGATAGAGGTCATCCCGCCGGAAGATGCTAGCGGTGGTGGGACTGGTTCAGGGACTGTAACTAGCATTGGGGCGACGACTCCCATCGTCGTCACGCCGAGCCCCATTACAGGCGTCGGCACCATCAGCCACGCGGCGAGTGGGGTAGCCGCAGGCACCTACGGCGACTCCACGCACGTTGCGCAAGTAACGGTAAACGCCACCGGCCACGTTACTGGCATAGCGACGGTCCTGCTACCAGCTCCTCCAAGCATAACCGCGACAGCACCTGCAGCGGTCACGCCTTCTCCGATTACAGGTGTTGGCGTCATCAGCCACTTGACGAGTGGAGCGGCCGCGGGCAGCTACGGCGACTCGTCGCACATTCCCATCTTCATCGTCGACGCCTTCGGTCACATTACCTCTATCTCCAGCGTCGCGGTGGCAGGAACCTCGCTCAGCATCACTGCTACCGCCCCGATAGTCGTCACACCTTCGCCGATCACCAACGCTGGCGTTATCAGCCACGGCAACAGCGGCGTCGCGCCAGGCACCTACGGGGATGCCCTGCACGTTGCCCAGATCACTGTCGACGTTCGGGGCCATGTAACGGCTATAACTGCTGTCAACATCACAGCATCTGGAGGAGGCAGCGTGCCGACATTCATCAGTGTTCTCACGCCCGGCGCATTTACGCTGCCTGCTGCCCCCTCAGGCGCCAACGCGATAGAAATTATCATGCAGGCGGCGGGGGCAGGTGGTGGGGGGAATACAGGAAGTGGAGGTGGCAGCGGCGAGTATATGCGCAGGACGTTCCCGATCGGTCCTGGAGTAGCGTACAGTGGATCGGTTGGGGCAGCGGGTACTTCCAGCGCCAGCGTGGGTACAGCAGGTGGTGACACAACATTCAGTGACGGGACGACGACTTACACGGTGAAGGGAGGTTTGCCGGGGAACACGACATCTGCTGGAGGACAGGCGGGAGGACGACTTGGACCAGTAGGGGGTGCATATCCTGGGTCAACAGGGCCTGGCAACCCAGGCCAGCAAGCAGTCATCGAAGGCGTCGATACCATCTCCGGTTCATCTGGGGGTAGTGCAGGCTTCGGCGGCACTAACAACGCAGGAGGTATTGGTGGCGGCTGTGAAGAGAATCTAGGGGGAGCAGCAGGCCTGGGAGCGACCTCTCGATCTGGTGGTGGAGGTGGCGGTGGAAGCCGTTTCGGCCGTGGTGGTGCAGGTGGGAATGCGAACCCAGGTTCCGCGGGCAACCCAGGCCAAGCGCCCTTGGCGACTGCCTATGGTGCTGGCGGTGGTGGTGGCGCGCAGGCAGCTGCGAGTGGCGGTGTGGGTATTCAAGGCTTCTTCTTGTATCGGTATGTGTAGAAGAGCATAATATCCGGGTGAGGGCTGGTAGTAAACTTTAACGTGGAGAGGAAGAATCATGCTGGATCCAAAGGTACCACTGGCAACGTATGTGGGCACACCAAAGGTGCGGGTTGTCACGCCCGATGGGAAGAAGGTGATTGCGTGGGGCAAGACGCTGCCGAACGCGCCGGATGGCAGCAAGCGGCAAATGGCCGCCGTCTGCGGCGCGTTCACCAAGTTGAAACTCCAGATCGACGACTTCATGACGGTGCAGGAGTTCAACCGCGTCATGGGGGGCAATGGACCTCCGCGCTACAACTACAAGACAGGCACCTATTACGACTACGGTGCGTTCCCTGACGGGCACCCCTCCGGCGTCGTCATCTGCACCAACCAGGAGCTGCTCGTCAAGAAGACGCTGCGGCCGGATGGGACGGAAGCGGAGGACGAGGAGCTGCCGGACGACAAGGCGCCCGAGGACAAGGGTGCGCCACGCGAGAAGGGGCCGGACGACGGCAAGGGCAGCATCCCGTTCAGCGACGTCGTCACCGGCTCGGAGGACTCCAAGTACCTGTATCGACAGGGGCAGGCGGCAGTCGAAGATGGCCACACGCCGTTCGACCTCGCCCAGTCGGTGCTGTCGGGTACGCCGGCAGAGATCAACGGCGTACTGGCGCAGTCCATTTCCGACCCCGCCAGCTACTCCACCTACAACACCAAGGGCTACAACGGCAAGCTGAAAGCGCCTGCCGAGGCGTTCTTGGCCAAGGGAAGGGACAAGCCCGCGCAAACGCCTGCGCCCGCGAAGAAGTAGCAGTTTCACTCAACCCCAACAGGAGATTCCTGCAATGAAACAGTACCTTGCAATGATCACGATCCTTTCCGACGGTGGCACGCCGGAAGTCCCTGTCGATCCAGGATACTCGCCGCCCTGGGCACGACCCGGTGCTCCGCGGCCGCCTGGTGGGCCAGTCGATCCCGGCTACTCTCCACCGTGGGCAACACCGCGTCCGCCAGGTGGACCGGTTGACCCAGGCTATTCGCCGCCGTGGGCGCAAGCTCCAGGTGGTGGTGGTCCTGTCGACCCGGGTTACTTCCCGCCCGGCATTGGCTTGCCGCCGGATCTGGTCGGAGGTCCGCCGCGTCCGGACCACTCGCTGCCGCTGTTCCCCTTCCACCCGATCATCCTGCCGCCGGACACGGAAGTGCCGCCGGTGCCGGAGCGCGAGAGGAAGTTCGGCTACATCTGGCTGCCGGAGTCGGGATGGACCCTCGTCAGTCTGGTGCCGATTCCATCACCGAGCTGACCATGCCGCTCGTCAAGAGCAAGTCCCCCGCAGCGTTCAAGGCCAATGTCAGGGCTGAGATCGCTGCGGGTAAGCCGCCGAAGCAGGCAGTCGCCATCGCCCATTCGGTAAAAAGAGCAGCTCCACCAACGTCGAAGGGGAAACAGAAATGAGGAAATTGCTACTGGCACTGGGGGTAGGACTGGCGATTGCGGGCCCCGCAGATGCTGGCCTGTGCAGCCTGATCGGTGCGCAGAACCAGACCTGCACGTTCGCGAGCGATACCAGCGGAGGCACGGTACTGTACACCAATCCGACCAACCTGTCGAACATCGGCAGCGGGGAAATCAAGCCGTTCCTCGGCACGCAAGTCGGCGGAAGTGGTGGCGTCGAAGCAGGCGTCAACACTGACGATCCGTCGGTCAATACGCTGCCGCTGAACGACAAGCGCGACAACAACAACACCTTTACGGAGACAATGTCGCTGGACGACCTCGGTGTCACGACGATCAGCGGGATCGACTACTTCTCCTTCTTCCTGGACATTAACGAGCCGAACGGCAACGGGCAGAACCTGCTGTCCATTGACCGGCTCGCCATCTTCGGGCAGACCGGGGCGACACCGGGAGCGGACATCAATCTCAACAGCACCAATATCACGTCGCTGAACGACGTCGATGTGTTCCCGAATCTGGCGATCGTCTACCGCCTGGGTATCGGAAACGATCTGCAGCTGGACTACAACCTGTTCGCAGGTAGTGGTATCGGCTACGATATGGAGCTGTTGGTGCCGACGGCGCTGTTCGCTGGCTTGGTACCGGACTCGCGGATTGTCTTCGCTGTCGAGTACGGCACGCTGTCAGGCAATCTGGCCGAGGACGGATTCGAAGAATGGGCGTTCAGGCCAGCGGCGGCTGTCCAGGTACCGGAGCCGGGCCCGCTGCTGCTGCTCGGCGCGGGTATGTTCGGCCTGGCGTTTGTTATCCGCCGTAGGAAGTAATCAGGTCTCTTGCTTGCCCTCTCCCGGTCGATGGTGTATAGTGGGCCATCGGCTGAGAGGGGGTAAGTGGGATGAAGGATGAAGGCGGTGTTAACGGGCGAACTTATTTTGGCGTTCCTGTTGGGCCTAGTCGTGGACCACTACGGGAAGCCCGCAGCACATTTTCTGGGAGTCCTCACCAGTCGGCTGATAAGGCACTTCCGAAAGCGTTCCCGAACGGAGAAGTGAACGTTTTCGAGTGGATTATCAAGGAAGCTGAATGGGTACGCCGAACGTATACTGGAGAGCCGAAGCAGCTACCAGTTAGAATCGGAAGGAAGATGTGATGGGGACGAGGAAAGGCGCAGCACCACAGACAGCGTACTCGACGGCAGCTGCAACTCCCGCCCCTTACTACGGTGGCGGGACGAACAGGGGGGCGTGGAACACTGGCGCGTGGGGACAGGGTGGACAGCCTCCCGCGGCTGGACCTGCTCCGTGGGCCCAGGTGGAGACAGGTGGTGCGCCAGCAGCTACGTCGGACCAAGCCTCCGACTACGGGATAGCGCAGGCAGCGGCAGGAACCCCTCTTGCCACTCCCCAGACGCCAGCCCCAGGCGTCGGAACGACTCCAGTAACAACCGGCACTGGCACCACGCAGTACGCTCCCGCTGCGCCTGTGATGGGCCAGCCAGGCTCGGGTGTGGTAGGCAGCAATATCCCTCAGTCCTGGGCCGATGTGTACAACCGGCTGCTGCCGCAGGGCCAGTACCAACCCGCAGGCGCGCCCGCTACAGGTACTCCCCCTCCAGCAGGAACTCCGCCCCCTCCTGTCGGCGTGGGTGGTCTGCCTGCTGGCATGAACAAGATTCAGGCGAACCAGATGAAGGGTAGAATGTACGCGTCGATGCCTGCGGCGCAGCGGTCGCAGATGCAGAGCGATCAGCAGCAGTCCGCCGTTGCGAATATGCCCGCTGGCATGGACGTTGCGCAGAAGTACCTCTACGCAATGGCGAACAGGGTACCTGCCGCGTACGTCGGGCTGACCCCTGGCCAGATTGGCGTCGCGGAGCAGGGACTGCATGGATACAGCATGGACAAGAAGACTGGGCAGGTCAAGGATATGAACGGCAATCCTGTCGATCCGGGCAGCCTGCTCGGCGCCATGAACACGAACATGGGAGGGACTGGACAGGTCGGGTCGGAAGCTGACAGTGCTTGGCGGTTCGCACAGCCGGGTAGCTACCAGTACGGTACCCCTGGCAACAACTCCGGTATGCTCGTCCCTGGTTCTGCCGCGTGGACTGCCGCTGGCAAGCCCCAGGTGACGCCCGCAGCTGGCTTCGCCGGTCCGGGAGTGCAATATGCGCTGGGCTCCCCCGAATACCAAGCGGCGCAGAACGACCCAGCAAGGTTCGCTACAAGGCCAGGGGATACTACCCCGCCTCCAGTTACCCCACCACCCCCAGGTCCACCGAAGAGCCCGGATACAGGGGGTACTATGTCAGACGCTGACTATCTGCGTCTGCAGCAAAACGCAAGGAGGAGGGCAGCATGACACTAGGACTGGTATTCTGGATTCTGATGCTGTTCTGGCTGGTATTCGGCTTCTGGCAGTACCGGCTGGCTCCCGCCAACTATCCACTGGTTGGAGGAAACGTGCTGCTGTTCGTGCTGCTGTTGCTATTGGGCTGGCACGAGTTCGGCGCGCCAATCCACGGCTGAAGTGCCCGCTAGGTAATGGCGGAGCTTCTCCCGGCTGCTCTTGGCTGGATCGACGCCAAGAAGAGGGCGGTACTTAACACGCTCACGCAGGCACTGGCAGAGGCGCACGCTAGTCCTGCGGAAACAGCGGTCAACGCCCTGCGGGGGGTGGGAAGAGGCGGGCTGCAGCTGGCGGAGCTTGCCGCGACGCCCTTCGACTTGACCGGCCAGAATGAGGGGCTTACCGACCGAGTCCTGCCGTCAACGGGGACTGGTGCAGAGGCCGTGGGGGAGTTCTTGGGGCCTCCGCTAAAGCTGCTGGGGAAGGGAGCTGTCCTCGCCGCTCACGCAGCCGCTCCGCTAAAGGGTGCGATCGGAGCAACCCTGATTCCGGCAGCACTGGAAGACGTCGAGCGCTTCACCGCGGGCAAGCAAGCGGGGCTGACCAAGACCCAGCTCTGGCGTCAGACTGGTGTAGCCGACGTGCCGGGGAGTAAGATTCCCGCCTCCGAAATTCCTGATTATTATGCCAAGGTGAGGGTGCCAAAGGGTGCTACCTCCGGCGAAACCCATATGGGGGAGATCCTGGATCACCCAGAGCTCTACCATAAGTGGCCGGAGCTGCGGAACACTCCTGTGAAGTGGGAGTTCTCTGACAGCCCAACTCGGGGCAGTCTCTTTGATCCAGTCTCAGGCGAAATTCACATCCAAGCTAAGGACTTGCCTGAGATGAAGAGCTCCCTCATTCATGAGCTGACCCACAAGATACAGAAAGAAGTGGGCTGGCCAGAGGGATCGGGGCCGGACTGGGAACACTTCCTCATGGAGGCCTTCCCGGAAAGTTACGAGAAGAAGCTTAGCGAGGTCGGCTCCAAGTACGGGCCGAGTATGCAGAAGGAGTTGATGGACACTTGGAATGCGGCGAAGCCAGAGCATGAGGCTATAATGAAGGGGCATGAGAATAAGCTTTCCTTCGAGGAGATGGACAAGATCCCAACTCCCATGAAGAACAAGCTGGCTGACTTCATGTACAGACAGCACGCAGGGGAAGCGCAAGCTTACATGAATGAGGATAGAGCGCTGATGCGTCCGAATACAGCGCGGGCGGTTCCTCCTCTGTACGATAAGCCGGAAGGGTCCTTGATCTACAACGCACTGGAGCGGGTGCCTGAGGAACATCCAGTAGTGCAAGACTTTCTAGCGAAAAGGGAGACGGATCTTGCCGATCCACTGGAGCCTTTCAGCGCGTCCAGAGCGGCGGACAAGATGGAGGCGGCTAATCCGCCGGGACAGCTACCCCTGCCGCTTGGCTCGCCTCCCCAGCCGGATCCCAACCGTCCCTTCTCGCTCAAGCGCCTGCTTCCTGTCACTACACTGGCGGCTCTTTTAGCTGCGAAGGGACTACCTGTTGAGGATGCGCAGCAACAATGAACATGGCGTCGCCTCGCTGCTGCATGAAAATCTGCCCGCTACGCTGACACCCCACGACTATGTCTTCGAAGTCCCGGAAGGAGGGGAAGTAGGCGTGGATGAACTTGTAGGCGGCGGTATATTCGACGCTCCCCATTCGCTGGATGTAGCCCAGGAACCTGTCGGTCTGCAGGCTCACGTCGGATCGGCCAATCTTGCCGAAGACGCCGGGCATATCCTCTTCAAGATCCGTGACCATCTTATGGGCGACCGCGAGATCTTCCGCGGTGATCTCGAGAGTGTCCCTGCAACTCGCCGCCAGCACCATGGCGAGCTTATGAATGTGGGTCTGCTTTCGTGCTATGTACCCCCCGAAGCGATCGTCGTCGAGCCCCTCTGGCCTGTGCGTGTAGTGATGCTTGTACCACGCTTCGCCCCATTCAATCGCTTGTTCGGTAAGCTTATACTCCCCGACGATGTTAATGCTGATGTGCTCCAGGTCCTGCACCAACCTGTTCTCAATCATATGCAGGTCGGGGGGTACATGAAGTCCAGGATAGGCGACGTACTTGTTCTTCTCTTGAGCATAGACGAAGATACAGCGGGAAGTGAAGCCCCCTCCGATCATGTACTCTGGAAAGTTACCAGCGATCCATGCCGGGGTGGTACAAGCGATGAGGTTAATCCAGGGGTTTTCTATCTGGTCATTACCGCTCATCTTTGTGCGCTTCTGGAAAGCGCCCTGCTTACCATCCCAGAGGCTGACGAGCAGGTCGACCATATCCTTGTCCGTCGGGTTGAGCAGGTTGCCAAATTCGCTGGACTCAATGGTAATGGCGCTCATCGGGAGATACTCGTCGCGGAGCTTGAACATCTCCGTTGCCTCAGCGAAGGCGCCAACTAGGGCTTGCCAGGTGACAACGTCGGGGCCAAACTTAACTCCAGGTACGCGTCGCAATAAGCGCATCGCGACCGAAGCAGTTGTAGATTTACTGACAATCCCCGGGGGAGCCACAAGGATAATATAGAAATTGGGATGCCACCGGAAGTAGGCTTGGTCAATCCACACTTTCCGACGCAGCGCTCCGGCAACCGCACTAACGCCAACCCAAAAGTACATTCGACGAGGGGCTTCCCCGAACTGGGCGTAGTCACAGAAGGCCTCCAGCCAATCGGCATAGTTTCTCACGGTTAGAGTTCTTCAATCGTGGCACCTTTTAGTCGCTCGTCGCCCTGGATGACGTTTTCAGCTTTCGAGGCGAAGTAGAACTTGTAAGCGGTTTCCTTGCTGGGCATGAAGAGCGGCCCAGAGGATGTGTATAGGGCGTAGTACTGGTCGTTCAGCTTAATGACAAACACAGGTTCCTCCGTCGCGCTGACAAGCTTTAATCGTACCACGATATGCCGCCCCACTCAAGCAAGTAACTACGCGCAATCACCCCAGGAGAGGGGACTGGTTTTGATCCGGAAGGGGATCACCAGTGGATCGTCGTAGGGGACGACGATGCTGCCCGCTATCTCGCGCATGGCGGTGAGCTGGGTGTCGCGCAGGTGCGTCGGCATTTGGCCGGCCAGCGAATCGTGCACCTGCAACAGCACCTGCGTCTCCGGCAGCTTCTCGTAGATACTCAGCCAGATCATGTTGATGTAGTGGGCGACTGTTGACTGTGGCCCCCACGCGATGGCTTCCGGCACGATCGACTCGATCCTGTCGAAGAAGTAAGCGCGGTAACCAAAGCGATTCTCGACGTAGCGGCGGCGGTTAAGCTGCTCGACGATCGAGTCGTTTCTCTTCTTGATGCCGGGGTGAACTTGGAACCACCGCGCCTGAAACTTCTCTACTTCGTGGACAGTGAGGCCGAAGTTCAGCGCAACTGTCCTTGCGCCGCCTCCATAGTTGGTGGCGTGGACGACTTGGCGGGTGTTCTGCCTCTGCTTGTAGTAGCGCGCCTTTACGTCCCTGTAGTTGGGATGCGACTCCAGCATCTCGTCGTCGCTAATGGGCAAGTTGTAGACGTCACGCGCGGAGTGAAGGTGCATATCCACGCCCGCACGAAGAGCCTTCTTCATCCCTTCATCCTCCGCCTCCCACACGACTACCTGGAGATCGGCGCGATCCAAGTCGCCATCGAAGAAGGTGTACCCTGGGTCGGGGACGAAGAGCTTCTTCACGTTGGGCAGATCCAGCGAGTCCTCTTCCTCCTGTCCCCCTTCGGGAATGTTCATCAGGTTCATGCCGGAGTCGAAAGCGTTGGCTGATGACGAGAGGCGGTAGGTCTTGGTGCCGGCGATGTTGTAGCTACAGCGGATGCGCTGGTCGCTGTCTAGTGGCGCGCCGACGAAGGTGGAGAAGAACACGCGCAGGGATCTGTGTTCGGTGATGCGGTCGATCAGGGGGCGGAGCAGTGGCTCTCGCGCCTTCAGCCGTTGCAGCGCCTCATCGTCCAGCGTCGGCGCATCGCGCTTGCCCTTCTTCCGACTGAATATCACCTTCTGCTGCAAATCGCCGTAGAAGAGCTGCTGCATCTGCTTCGGCGATTGAGGGTTCAGCTGGTGCCCTAGGATGTCGATGAACCACTGCTCTCGCTTGGCAATCTCATCAGATAACTCAAGAGCAAAAGCCGACCTTCGTTTGAGGTCAACCCTAACTCCCCGCACCATTGCCTGAAGAACGGGCCAGAACATACGCTGCTGAAACTGGTACTGTGGTCGCAGCCCAAGCTTGTCCACGTTTGCGTTAATGACTTCATCGCATTCTTTAGTTCTAACGCAATCTGTGCAGTTGTAGACCCAGAGCTGCTCTTCTCCAGTGTTCCTGTCCCACGTTTTCCCGTCGTCTTTCCAATAGACGTACTCTTCGCAATACATGGAGCTAAGGTAATCAAGACCCTTTGGGAGGAGGGCGAATACTGAATGATGGCCGAGCATGGTATCTCGGTCAAAGGCTGGAGCAAAGCCCCAATGTCTAATGAAGTACTGAGTATCGTAGATAAAATTCTGCCCGATGACTCTGGCGTTAGCATGACAGAGAATTCTTTGGAATCCTTGGATGATTGCGAATTCTTCATCTTCACTCCAGTAACCTTCCGGCCTTTCGACGCACATGAAAGGGACGCAGATGGCGCGCAGCTTGTCGAGCGAGATGCCAACGCAGGCGATGTGGCCGCCGCGCGTTTCAATGTCGCAGCTGATGCCAGTGGGGCCTTGGTCGAGTCGCGCTCTGACCTCGGCGAAAAATTGCATAACTTGAGGGAAGTTCGGACGGATTACGAAATCGTAGTTCGTTCGAACTATCACCCCTGATACCGCCTGTTTCCTGACCCGGCGCAGGTCCTGAATGGTGATAGCTCGCGAGGACCAGTCCCGCATGACGTAAGCGGGGTGATAGGCAGGT